TATACAACAACATCAAACGTGGTGTTGATTTGGGTAGGACGCTCATTATGGAGCAGGGTTCAGCACGTAGCGGCAAGACCTACAATACCGTAGAGTATCTTGTCTTGGAGTGCGTAAATAACCCTATTCGTGAGCGTGAGATTGTTGATCCAGTGACGATGAAGAAGATGAAGGTAAAAGAGCCGTTGAAGATAAGTATTGTCCGCGAATCTCTCCCTGTCATCAAGCGTTCCGTCTATGAGGACTTCAAGACGATCATGTATAGCATGGGGGTGTGGAAGGACCGCAACATGAACAAGACGGAATATAAATACACGTTTGACAATGGTGCTGTAGTGGAGTTCTTTTCTGCAGACGATGAGCAGAAGTTACGTGGTCCGTGGCGACATATCCTTTACGTGAACGAGGCCAATGAGATTTCCTTCTATGCTTTCTCCATGTTACGCCAGCGTACCTATGAATATACGATTGTGGACTACAACCCGTCATTTACCGAGGAGCATTGGCTGTTCCCGCTAATGACAGATGAGCGGTCGTACCATTTCATTTCTACGTATAAAGAGAACATTTTCCTTCCGGAAGCGGCGGTGCATGAGATAGAGTCGTACAAGGACACACACCCTGCTCTATGGGCAATCTTCGGTGAAGGCAAGTTCGCAATCCTTGATGGCCTTGTATTCCCGAAAGAGAACTGGGATATTATTCACGATGCGGACTACCCGGACTGGAAGGTAGAGGAGAAATTAGGTATCGACTGGGGTTTTGTGAATGACCCGACGGTGATTGTCGGTATGTGTATCGTCGGCGAAGACATCTATCTCAAAGAGTATGTCCGCAGAACCGGGCTACTATCAAAGGATATTGCGTCAATACTCAATCTGCCGCAATTCAAGAACAAGGACAAGCATTGTGATATTGACAACCGTCTTACTACCGAGCTGGAGGAAGCCGGTGTATCGCTACTCTACCCTACAAAGAAGAATGGTGACAGCATTATGACCGGTATCAGGCTGATGAATCAGCGTAAGATACATATTTGCTCCAGTAGTACGGACCTTATCAAAGAGTTCCGTAACTATGTCTATAAGAAAGACCGTCACGATGAGTACCAGACGGATTTGGTTCCAATCGACAAGTTCAATCACGGCATAGATGCAGCCCGATATATAGTACTGGCTAACTTCGCAGACAGTTATATGGTCGAAGACAGACCGGTTACAAAGCGGGACCTCGGAATCTTCATGTAAAAACAACAAAAAAATCAAGGGAATATGACAACACGAGAAATTGCAAAGACTATCAGAAGTCGCAGTAGAGAACCATGGCTTTGCGCCATGAGGACAATGGCTATTTACATACTGAAAAAGCGTGGCTATGACACAAGATATGTAGCAATGGCGTTCAATGTGGACAGAACATTGATTCCGCATATCGAAAGAAGGGCGGAAAATCTACTGTCAGTGAATGATGAGTATATGCTCCGGGCAAAAGAGACATTGAGTACGCATGTGATTGATCTCTATCCTTATTTTGAGGTGAAGACGAAAAAAATCAGAACTTATGCAAAAATTGACAATATAAAAATATAGCGCTATGAGTAAAGAAAAAGAACAGGCTGCACCTCCTATAGAGCAGCAAATGCGCCCTATAGAGGGCATTAAAGGAATCGTTATCAGAAAGATTATTTCTGGTAATGTTGATGATGCTATAGCCTTGTTTGAAGACCATACAGAAGACGTAGAGCAGGCTATACGGGAGTATAATACAAAATCGCACAGTATCATGTTCCGGCAAGACAAAGTCCGTAAGGATAAGTCTGACTATCGGACATGGAAGCTTCCGCGTAACTGGCAGCAATACATAAACGAGATTGAGTTATACTTCCTCCTTGCAAACGGCATCAAGTGGGAGATGTTGAATGACGACCAAGAGGATAATGAAAAACTCCAGGAAGCATTCAATAAATTCAAGAAACTCCTCAAGAAGCTGCATTATGATTCACGCACACGAGAGTTCAAGCGCCTGGCAGGTGCGGAAACAGAATGCGCAAAACTCTATGCGTACTACAAAGACGAGGGAGAAGCCAAATTGCGTATTGTTATTCTTGCGCGCTCCAAAGGTTATAAACTGCGTCCGCTATTCAATATGTACGGCGACCTTAAAGCCTTTGCGGTAGGTTATGATGTGAATGACGCTGACGGCAATCTTATCCATCGCTGGGATGTTTACACATCTGAGATGTACTATCATTGCAAACAGAAGGAACTCGGATCGGAAGGAACGGAATGGACTGTAACTACAGAGGTCAATCCATTTGGTAAAATACCAATCATATATGCCCGTCAGAAAAAAGCATGGGCAGGTGCCGAGGAACGCATTGAGCGCGATGAGTGGTTGGATTCCAAGAATGCGGACTGCAATGAGTATTTTGCTGATCCCATGCTCAAGATGTCTAAGTCCGTCAAGAACGGCTTGATGGGAGCAAAAGAGGTCGGCAAAGTAATCCAAGTCGGCAATAAAGATGATGTTTTTGAATACGTCACTCCGCCTGATGCAAGCGATATGAAGGAGAAAGAAAAGAACCTCCTTAAAGAATCTATTCTTAATAGTACCTTCACACCGGATTTATCCTATGCGAACGTGAAGGGTCTTGGCGCTTTATCCGGAGAGGCTATAACAAAGGCTAATCTCATAGCTTATATCAAGCGTCTCAACGGAATGGAGATTTACGACGAACTCTTTGAGCGCGACGCAAGCCTTATCATCGAGATAATGGCTACTGCGCTTTATCCGGCGGATCGCAACATTCTGCGCGCGATAGAGTTGAATCACAACTACCAAGACCCGGCTGTTGGCCAGTCGGACAATTCCGAGGAGATTGCACGCTGGGCGGATATTGGTATGTCGGACGAGGCTATTGTGGATGCGAACCGCAACGTATCGAACAAGCAACTCGAACTGAAACGGCTCCGGAAGAAACGTGAAGACGAGGCGCGCATAGCCGCTTCCAAAGGCAGTACAGTAACAGAGTAAGGAGGAACGGATATGGCAAGTAATGCAAGAAGACCTAAAGACTACAAGCCTTTTCTGATAGCAGTCGGAGACAGCGGATGTTTCTCGGAGAATATGGCGTATCAAATGCCATTTGATACATTGGCAGCCTATGGCCTGTTTATCAAGCACTCTCCATATAAAGTATTTCCGCAGATTAAGAATATCGTCACACAAGACTGGCCTGATGAGAACGGGGAAGATGTTTGGTTGCCTAGAACTGGAATAGTGAATAAAGCATATGATTATGATGCTGAGTTTATCTATTATGCCGATGACGGAATGGCAACAGAAAACATAAGAAAGTTCTGCGACATGATAAAAGGCAAGTGGTTGCAGATATATGATACATATACAGGTATGGGACGTAGGGCTGTTTATGTCACGGAGTTTGACGCAGATCCTCCATTCAAGCGCAGAAAGATTCAACTGACAGAAGCAAACGGGCAACCTGCCATCCGTGACTATGTGTATTTTAACGTCAAGTTCCGCGTCAATGACCCGAGTACCAATATAGTACTCGTAGAGAATCTTATTCCGTTTATTCCTTCTGCAAGAAAGAACGGATTATATGACAGTAGTGGAGGCGAAACGAATCTTGGCGAGCTGTCATTGACGGATATAGATGAGAATCTGACAGGATATTCCTTTGTGCTCAGAAGTAATTTCGCTGCATACGTTAAACTGATAGGAGATTGGTACTATGATTCTGCGCAAACGTCAGGCACAATAGTGAATACCATCTATCTGAAACCGGGACAAGTATTCAAGTTGCAAAAATCCATATTGGACTTTTTGTGTGACAGACTGCCTGGGTATACGGGATTGTCCAAACTGTCTGTTGCTATTTATCCGGAAGACAGTACGGCTGCCGGATTCTCTTTTGAATTACTCATCTACAATTAAAAAATACAAATATGAAAGTATATCGTTATAATCCTGTAACTGACAATCGGGAAGAAATATTTAATATTATGAAAGGAACCTATACCGGAAAGGATATGGGTGAGCGTTCAATAACCGCCATAATAGAATTTCCGTCCCGGATAGATTTCCGCATAGGTGACTATATTGAGTATGATATAGCCAATCTATTGCGTGCAACAGGCGTGGAAGGAGGGCATGGTTTGGAGAAGTTCTATATCTATACCATGCCGACTGTGAAGAAAATCGCTAAAAGGATGTCGCATGGTAAAGCTTTCCAGCACACGGTTACATTCTATCCATGCCAATACGAGTTAGCTACAGTCAAGATGCGTGATGTGCTACAGGAGGCTGCAAGCGGCGTAATCTATACAGGCTATGACGAGTTCTCGTTCTATGGCGGTGCCAATACGCTGATGAAGCGAATCATGGCGGTGCTCAATGAGCGTTTCCCGAATACAGGTATAGCAGGAAAAGATTATTGGTCATACCAGATAGCCGATAGTATCAACGAAGATGTGAATACAGCACTTGAAAAGTTCCAGTTTGACTTTTCCGATAGCAGCGTCATGGACGCGCTTCTTAAACTCAATGATGCAGAAGGTATCAACACCAAGTTCTTTATCAACGAGCGCATGATTTATGTCGGCTACAAACGTCCGTATATTACTGGCGTAGATGCAAATAATATACAGCGGTCCGTTCCGTTTGAGTTCATGTACGGCAAGACATCGCATCTGCCGGGGAGCACTAACTATGGTAACCTATTCACTCTGACGAAGGCAAGCGGAACCAACTCGCCAATCACACGATTGTATGCTTATGGTTCAGACCGTAATCTGCACCGCTTCTATTGCTCTGACCGTATCAAGACAGGCCGCTATGTCAATAAACTAATGTTGCCATCTTTTGGGAATGACGGACGCACGGATTATATCGACTCTCCTGAAGGAATCGCCAAATTCGGAATCAGGGAAGGAACAAAGACATTTGACAACATCTACCCTTCTTTGCGGTTCTTCTATTATGGCAACCTGCGTGATGTCAAATACTGCATCAAACTGATGGGTTGCGGCCTTGAAAAAGATGATGATGGCGTATATGACAAAGGTATTGTCGTTTCCAAATCTGTTCTATCTTCCGACCAGATAGAACGACTTGCTAACGAGTACAAGACGGCAACAGACAAAATCGATAAGGAATTTGCTCCTCAGTCTGATTTTACATTCACCGTCACTATAAACGGGCAGAGTGTCAACTTGTCATACGGGCAGACAACGGTATTGTTGAGTGTGGGAAAGGTTATTGTGCGCAAAAGCAGCGAAGATACACACAAACTATACCAATACCCTATTGCACGTATTCAGTGCTACAAGGTTATCGATGCACAAATTCCGAAAAGAGATGAACAAGGCAATATCATCTATGATAGCAATAACAACCCTGTTACTGTTGGTCTGAACAAGCTTGTCGAGTGCCAACCTCCTGTGGATTTGGCTGTGTTCTGTCACGCTACAGGGAAAGTTGTCAAGTGTGTTCTATACGCGGATAAAAATGGCAAGACTTCTATACAAAGACAGTCAGAAGCAGACGGTAAGATTCCTGTAGATGAAGCAGGCAATCCGATTACGGGTTCGTGTTTTGCTGTTCACGATTCCGGTTTTACATGCGGACACACGCATTATCACATAGACCATCCTGATTTTCCGAAAATGTATTGT